TCACCCGACGACATCGCCCTGGCCCGCCAGTACCGCCCCCGCCGAAACGGCAACGTCTGGGTGGCAGGCACACGATGAGCATCATCGACACCTTCCCCCGCAGCTGGGTCGTCGACGTCCAGGTCACTGGCCCCACCCACCGCAACGCCGACGGCTACCTGACCACCACGGGCGACCCGGTCACCATCGAAGGCTGCCTCCTGGCCCCCGGCAGCTCCGACGCCACCGGCGTGACCTCCCGGGCCACCGTAGAGGCCCCCGACGACACAGCCACCCTTTACACCCCACCAGACGCGCGGATCCGCCAACGCGACACCGTCACCGTCCCCACCACCCACGCGCTCGCGGGCAGATGGACGGTCGAGGCGACTCCGGCCCCATACCCCCTGGGTCTGGCCGTCCCCCTCGCAAGGAGATGAGCCGTGTCCACGAGCTTCAAACCCAACAGCGCCGGTATCGCCGCCCTCCTGGTCTCCGGACCGATGCAGGCAGCCATGCTCGCCGCCGGCCAGGACGTCGCAGCCGAGGCCGCCCGCCGCGTCCCCAGAGCCTCAGGCGCTCTGGCCGCCTCCTTCCACACCGAGCCCACCACCGCCACCATCAAGACCAGAGGCGGCACCAGCCGCCGCGCCTCCGGCCGCGTCATCGCCGACGTCCCCTACGCCGCCGCCACCGAGTTCGGCCACGCCACCCAGGCCGGCACTCCCGTACCCGGAGCCCACACGCTCGGCCTCCTCGCAGCCGCCAAGTCCGCCCGAGGCAGGAGACGCACATGACCACCTTCACCGACCCCGTCGCCGTCCTACGAGCCGCCACCACCCAGGCCACCGCAGCCCCCACCACCAGGATCCTGGACGCCGCCTTCACCACCGGCCCCATGCCCCTGGCCCACGTCCACCTCCTCAACACAGGCCCCACCGACGACGTCGACCGCACCGACACCATCGGCATCGACATCTACGCCACCACCCCCACCGGCCCCCACCAGGACGGCGCCACCGCGCTCGCGGAGCGTCTGCTGTCCGCCCTGGGTGAGTCGCCGGTGGTGACCAGTGAGGGCTTCGTGGACTCCGTGGAGGTGACGAGCTGCCTGGGGGTGCGCCCTTACTTCGAGGCGGTTGAGGTCGTCTCGATGGTCCTGTCCGTCACTCACCGTCCGCTCACCTGACCCCGCTCCGAAAGGAACTCGCCTCATGGCAACCACCACCATCGCCGCGCTGAAGAAGAAGCACAACCGGCGTGGCAACGTCCGCAAGGGTCTGAACGCCGTCGCGTTCCTGGCTCCTACCACCGTCGACCTGCCCGATGCGCTGACCGACGCCGGTGGCCAGCTCAAGGAGCTGCCTGCCGGCTGGCTGCCGGTCGGCCTGCTGACCAAGGACGGCATGGCGTTCTCCGCCGACGCCAGCGTCGAGGAGGTCGAGGCGCTCGGCTACGTCGAGTCCGTGCGCACCGACCTGGTCAAGGCGCCCAAGACCGTCAAGTTCAGTGTGCTCGAGCCCTACCGCAAGCACCTGCAGCAGCTCGTCTACGGCGTCGACCTCTCCCAGGTCAAGGCCAACAAGGACTCCGGCGAGATCGTCTTTGACGAGGCCCCGTTGCCCCTGCTCGAGGAGTTCCGGCTGCTCACCATCATGTCCGACGGCCCTGCCGACGACGAGTGGCTTGTCGGCCGGGGCTTCCCCCGAGTCAAGCTCTCCACGATCCCTGAGGAGGCGTGGAAGTCGTCCGACCCGGTCCAGTTCGACCTGGAGCTCTCCGTGTTCTCCGACGAGGTCCTGGGCACGCCCTGCCGCCACTACCTGGGCGGTACTGGTGCGATCAAGCACCTGGACGCCATCGGCTTCGAGAAGGCCGCCTGAGCCCGGCCTCTCGCCTCATCGTCGAGCCGGCGGCCGCTGATCTCCCCGGCCGCCGGCTCGACCACCACCCCACACGGGAGATCCCGCACGCAAGGAGGAACCCGTGCCCGCACTGACCAAGACCATCACGACCGACGACGGTGAGGACCTCACCCTCGAGCGCGTCACCGACGACCCCGCCGAGATCACCACCCTGCGCGCCTCGGGATGGGAGCAGGTCTCCGACGACACCGATGACGAGGCCGGATCGGGCCCCAAACCCACTCCGCCCGCACCGCCCGTGCCGGCAGCTTTGACCAACGCCCTCACCAAGCTGTCCTGACCACCAACCACACAAGGGAGATCACCCATGGCCACGAAGCCGACCCTGACCCTGTCCGCCCTGGAGAAGATCGACGGCGCCGCCGACCCGGAACCCTTCACCCTCGGGCTCAAGTCCAAGATCGTCACCTTCCCCGACCCCTTCGCGCTGAGCATCGAGGAGAGCGAGAGCCTCATGGCCGACCTTGAGGGGACCACGTCGATCAAGGCGACCCTGAACCGGTGGCTCAGCGAGGAGGACGCCGAGCTCGTCATCAAGAGCCTCAGCGTCCGCAAGACCCGAGTCCTGCTCGCGCAGGTCAGGAAGCACTACGCGTCGTTCCTGGGCGACGAGGGGGAAGGCAGCGCCTCCGCGACCGCCTGACCCGGTACCGGAGGCCCATCACCCAGGACCTCGCGGAACAGGGCTGGGACATGCCCGCCCTGTTCCGCGCGCGGCGCTGGACCTTCCTGCTCGACCTCATCGACGGACTGCCCAGCCACTCGCGCACCATCTCAGCCATCCTCAACGACACCGACCGGGCCGGGCTGATGGCCGAGACGATCCTCGCCCAGGAGGACGAGGACGCCGACGTCGGGGAGGAGAGCACCTCTCTGGTCGGTCAGACCCCAGAGGTCCGCATACTCCAGGACATCGCCGACATCCTCATCGCCACAGCCGGCGGCAAGGAGACCTACCCCCGGCCCGTCCCCGTCGTGACCGCTGTCGTCGAGGAGATGCGTACCTCCCAGACGCTGGCGGCCGCGAACGACGTCATCGCCGTCCTGACCCCCTGGGCGCTCGAGTAACCCGCCCCATAGGGGCACCACGCAGCTCACGAGAGGTGGTGGTGCCCCCATGGCAGGCTTCCAGGCAGGCACCGTCTTCGTCGACGTCGTCCCCTCCATGAAGGGCTTCCTCAAGGAGATCAACGCCGACGTCAAGGCCCAGATGCCCACGGCCGGCAACGAGGCGGCCCGCTCCTTTGCCGACGCCTTCAAGAAGACCACCTCCACCACCGGCGCCGACATCGCCAACTCCTTCGCCGACCCGCTCGGCAAGACCACCGCCCGCCTCAAGCAGGAGGCAACTGCCGCCGGCCAGGCGCTCGCCTCCGCCCAGAAGGAGGTCGCCGCCTCCTCGGGCAACCTGGCACAGGCCCGCAGCCGCGAGGAGGCCGCCGCCAAGTCCCTGGTCACCGCGGAGAACAACCTCCACCAGGCCCGTTCCTCAGGCAACACCGCCCAGATCGCACGCGCCGAGGAGGGCTACGCCCAGGCCCTGGACCGCTCCAAGGCGGCGAACAAGGCCGCGGACCAAGCCGCAGCCGACCACTCCCGGGCCATGGGCAAGGTCGAGACCGCCGCCCGCGACACGGACCAGGCCGTCGGCGCCCTGGCCTCCAAGACGGGCAAGACCAAGCGTGAGGTCGCCGAGGCCAACCCCGCGCTGAAGACATACGCCACCAACCTCGACCACGTCGACACAGCTGCAGAGAAGGCCGGCGCGGCCACCGCTCAGACGGGCGCCAAGGTCTCCTCCATCAGTTCCTTGGCCCGCTCAGCGATCGCTCCAATGCTCGCCCTCGGCGCGGCCGTCGGAATCGGCGGCTTCGCCTCAGAGGCCATCGAGGCATCCGACGCCACCGACAAGTTCGTCTCCACGCTCCAGTTCTCCGGCCTGGACACCTCGACCATTGACCGGCTCAAGGAGTCTGCCCAGAAGTACGCAGACGAGACCGTTTACGACCTGGCCGACATTCAGCAGATCACCGCGCAGCTGGCGTCAAACGGCGTCGACGGATTCGACAAACTGGCAGAGGCAGCAGGCAATTTAAATGCTGTCGCAGGAGGAAATGCGAACACTTTCAAGTCCGTCGGAATGGTTATGACCCAGACCGCCGGGCAAGGAAAGCTAACGACGGAAAATTTTAATCAACTTTCCGACGCCATTCCTGGCGCTTCTGGGAAAATCCAGAAGGCCCTGCTCGATATGGGCGCCTACACCGGCAATTTCAGGGACGCGATGCAGAAAGGGGAGATCTCGGCTGACGAGTTCAACGCCGCGATCCTCCAGCTCGGCTCCGACGAGACGGCGGTCGCGGCCGCCAGGTCCACCAAAACTATCGAGGGCGCCGCAGGCAACCTCCAGGCCACCGTCGTCGGCGCGATCAAGGACCTCATCGACTACGTCAAGCCTGCCATCACCGGACTGATGGGGTGGCTGGCCGATGCCATCGGCGGCTCCGTCACCTGGATCAAGCAGCACAATGATGAGATGCAGGCCCTCGCCATCGGCGTGGGCGTCGCCGTCGCCGCGTACGCGGGCTTCTCCATCCTCCCCACGGTCATCGGCTGGATCAAGGGCCTCACCCTGGTCCAGCACGGCCTGAACGCGGCGTTCAAGGCCAACCCCATCGGATTCGTCGTCACCGCGATCGCCCTGTTGGTCACCGGCCTGGTGCTCCTGTACAAGAAGAACGAGGCCTTCCGCCTCAAGGTGCAGGAGCTCGGCAGGACCGTCGTCGAGATCTGGCAGCAACACATTCAGCCGGCCATCTCGGCTGTCTGGGAGTGGATCTCCGGGACCCTGCTTCCCGGCATCCAGTCGATCTGGAATCTCCTAACGAAGGGGGATTTCGACGGGAACCTGTTCGGGTTGGAGGAGGACTCCGCGTTCGTCGATTTCCTCCTGACCCTGCGTGAGGGGGCGATCGCGACCGGGGAGGCGATCTCGAACGCCTGGACCAACGTCATCCAGCCGGCCCTGTCTGACCTCTGGTCATGGGTCACGGGGACCCTGGCGCCGGCGCTAGCGGACTTCTGGACCGGTGTGGTCCAGCCTCTCTGGAACGGGTTCGCCACTGTGGTCTCCACGGCCTGGACGAGCGTCATCTCGCCGGTGCTGAGCGGACTGTGGGCGTTCATCTCGAACGTGCTGATCCCGGTGCTCCAGTTCCTCTGGACGAACGTGGTCCAGCCTCTCTGGAACGGGTTCGCCACGGTGGTCTCCACAGCTTGGAACTCGGTGATATACCCAGCCCTGTCTGCCCTGTGGGGTTGGCTGACGACTTCCCTGGTGCCGGCGCTGCAGGGGCTGTGGAACACGGTCCAGCCCGTGTGGCAGTCGATCTCCTCGGTGATCTCAGACGCCTGGAACTCGGTGATCTATCCGGCTCTGTCGGCGTTCTGGGGGTGGGTCAAGAACACGCTGGCGCCCGCGCTCCAGGAGTTCTGGACCAGCGTGGTTCAGCCCGTGTGGTCAGCTGTCTCCAGCTTCATCGCCTCTGCCTGGGCCAACGTCATCTCCCCGGCTCTGTCGGCGATGTGGTCGTTCATCACCGGGGTGCTTGTACCGATCATCCAGTTCCTGTGGGCCAACGTGGTGCAGCCGATCTTCCGGCTCATCGGCGCTGCGATCCAGACCGCATGGGAGTGGGTCATCAAGCCTGCGCTCATGGGGCTGTGGGCGTTCATCTCGAACGTCCTGGCACCGATCTTCACCTTCCTCTGGAATAACGTCGTCAAGCCGGTCTGGCAGGGTATCTCCACGACCATCTCCACGGTAGTGAACTTCCTGTCTAATACCGTCTTCCCGAAGATCAAGACCGCGATCGACAACGCCAAGTCCGGTTTCGATACCTTCAAGTCAGGCGTACAGACGGCGATGAACGCCATCAAAGGCGCCGCAGCGACACCGATCAACTTCGTGATCGGCACGGTTTATCGCGACGGCATCAAGAAGGCGTTCGACACGATCGCTGAGAAGGTCGGCCTGTCGCTGCGCCTGCCGAGCGTGAGCACGATCCCGGGGTACGCCTCGGGTGGCCAGTGGCAGACCATGACGCCCGGCTACACGCCGGGCAGGGATGTGTTCACCTTCTTCTCACCCGACGGCGGAGGGTCTCTGCGCCTGTCGGGCGGAGAGGGGATCATCCGGCCGGACTCGCTGCGGGCCCTGGGCGGCAAGCCTTGGCTGGATCGGGTCAACGCCTCTCGGGGCAAGGGCCTGGCCAATGTCGGTGACACCGGCACGAGACGTGGTCAGGTCGCCTTCGCCAAGGGAGGTATCTGGGACCGCGTCAAGGGATCGGTGTCCTCGTCGATCAGCTGGGTGAAGAACACGGCCTCGGCGGTCGCGGACATAGTCTCCGACCCAATCGGTGCGGTCACTGACCTGGTGATCTCCCCAGCGAAGGCGCTCCTCAAGTCTGTCGGCTCGAGCTTCTGGGCGCAGACGGTGGGCGCGATGCCGCCCTTGTGGTTCGAGTCGCTGAAGAACCTCTTCAAGTCCAAGACCGAGGCGGCAGGCCTGTCTGGCGGCTCCGGTCTGGTCGGGGCCGCACGCAAGGCAATAGGTGTGCCCTACGTCTGGGGTGGCAGCTCGATTCCGCCGGGTCTGGATTGCAGCGGCCTGGTCTACTGGGCTGCGAAGCAGCTCGGCCTGGGCTGGCCGAGGCTGACGGCGGCCGGATACCAGTCCGGGTCGACGCCAATCTCATGGAACGCGGCCGTGCCTGGCGATCTCCTGTTCTGGGGTTCACCGGCGCACCATGTCGCCATCTTCGCCGGCGGCGGCAAGATGGTTGAGGAGCCTCGAGAGGGGTTGTCCGGCCGTGAGATCTCCATCTGGGGCTCCCCCACGGTCGGCCGCTACGGCGGCGCCCGGAAGTACGACGCCGGCGGCTGGCTGCCCCCGGGTGCGCACACCGCGGTCAACCAGACCCGCAGCCGGGAGGCGGTCCTGACCGCACGGCAGTGGTCGGATGTCTCCAAGCTCGCCGCCCAGGGGGCCTCGAACGAGGCTCTGCTGGCAGGTCTGGACGGAACTGAGGTCCGCCTCGTCGTCGATGACTCCACAGCGCTGGACGCGCATGTTGAGGTTATCGCCGCCGGGGTCCTGGATCGCCGCGCACGGACTCTGGGAAGGGGACGACGCTGATGACCCGGACGAACCTCCTGCTCAACGGAGCATTCGGAAGCGGAGTGACCGGCTGGACTGCCGAGCAGGCGACGATCTCCGCAGACTCCGGGCGGATGCGGGTGATCCCGTCGTCGAGCTCGTGGACAGTGTCCTCGGACTCGACGCCGGTGACCCCGGGCCAGTGGGTGTCCCTGGCTGCGGACATCACCGCAGGCGATTCCCCTGTGGACCTGTGCCTACGGTTTGCCGGCACAGACGGCCCGGCACCGAGGGCGTCCGCTCCCGCCGGGAGCACGGGCCGCGTCGTCGTGACCGCACAGGCACCGGCTGGCGCCACCACGGTGCAGGCTGCCCTGTCCGCTTCAACCAGCGGCGTGGCTGCCGCCTATCCTCCGCTCTCGTCTCGGGACGCGTGGGAGCTGGGAGCGGCGGTCCAGGCCGCTGACGGGGTCGCCGCCGGGGCCTGGGTCGTGCCAGCAGGGGCCGATGTGTCTGATGGGAAGGCGACTGTCACCGGGACTCTCAGCATGGGCGTCCCAGCGGCGGCTGTCGCCGGCCACACCCTGGGCCTGTCGTGGAGCGCCTCAACGACCGTGGCTGGAGCCCTCGTCCAACGAGGCGGCTTCTATGGTGTCACTGCCGACGGCATTCTGAAGAAGTCCTACCTCGCCAGGGGCTTCCAGGGTCTGACGGATACGGAGACCACCTATCAGGACTCCGTCACCATCCCTTCAGCCGAGACCCTGGCTGAAGACGGCGTCGAGGTCGTCTACCCGGTCGTCTTTCTTGCGGCAGGGGTGACGTTCACGCGCATCGAGGTGGTGGACGAGACCACCCAGACCCTCTGGGCAGACAACACGATCCTCCAGGTCGGGGACACGCAGAAGGACGTATCGGACACTTCCTTCTTCGACGGCGACACCCGCCCGGTCAGGATCGGCGACACCGGGAAGGCATTGGTCTACTCCTGGACCGGGGTTCCGGGAGGCTCTCCGTCGCGTGAAGAGGTCGGCCGGTGGCCGATCTTCACCCTGACCGCGATCATCCCCGACGGGGACGCCCCAGTCGTGCAGGTGATCGTGCCTGGCCTCTATGCACGATCGGGAACCCAGGTGAGAGTCACCGGCCACGCGGAGAACGGGTTCTCCTGGACGGTGCGTGGCAGTGGCAGCATGGGCAACGACTCCCAGCTGGTGCTCGGTGACGCGCTTGCACCCGTCAACACGCCGTTGACGTACCGCATCGTGCGGCCTTGGGACGGGCAGACGGTCGAGTCGACGCCGGTGACACGCCCGTGGTCGGGGCGGTCTCTGATGACCGACGTCATCGGGGGCGGCCGCCTGGACCTGATCTGGCAGGGAGACGACTCTCGTGCGCCGGACCAGCGGATCACCGCTCATGAGATCCCCGGGCGCCCAACCCCGGTGTTGGCCTTCGCCCCAGTCATGGGGGCTGGCACGGTCTCGCTGACGGCCCGCACGAGCGGGGCTCACACGCAGACGATGACAGCTCTGGCCGCCCGCCCGACTATCGCAGTCCTGTTCCACAATCCTGCCAGGTGCTTCCAGTGCCGCCGCGGGGTCTGCGACGTACCGCTGACGACGGTCATGGCCCTGACTTCGGTGTCGCAGGCACGCACGCCCCGCCAGGATCAAGCGGAGCGGGCGTGGACCATCAAAGGAACCATCTGCTCGGTCCCGGAGCCGCAGCGCATCGTCGGCCTGTCCGTCTGGGACGACTTCGACGCGGCGGCTCTGACCTGGGTACGCCTCGACGCCATGGGCCTGTCCTGGGACGACTTCGACGCCACAATCTGGCAGGAGGTCCGGTAGCCGATGCTCCAGCGCCCGAAGATTCCCTCCGAGGCCCTGAGTAGCGCGTTCTCCTGGGAGGCTCGCGTGGACTCATGGCTCGGCCAGACCTGGCTGGGCCGGGTGCCCGTCAAGGCCGGATCCGTCACCTGGACGACCAGCCAGCAGGTCCAGGGCACCCTTAGCCTGACAGTGCCCAGGATCGGCGCCGTCAGCCAAGATGAAGGAGCCCGCGACTGGACCCCGCTCGCGCCTGACTCCCCGCTCGCGACCATGGGACAGGTCCTCCATGTGCAGGTGACCGTCGCTTCCCTCGTCTCCACCGACCGATGGGACATCCCCCTCGGTCGCTTCCTCATCACCCAGTGGGAGGTCGGGGCAACCGATATCCGCATCACGGGCAAGTCACTGTTCCAGCGCCTTGAGGACGACCGGCTCACCTCACCGACCGTCCCTTACTCGGGCGGCACACTCGCTTCCGAGCTGCGCCGCCTGGTGGGAGGCCACATGGGCGTCATCGTCAGTGACGCTCTCACCAACCGGCCCTGTCCCTCGATGTCCTGGGGAGAGTCCCGCATCGACGCCGCCTACGAGATCGCCGACGCCTGGCCGGCCCGCCTGCGCGAGGGCCCCGATGGGGTCCTCTACGTCCTCCCGCCCGTTCCGGCTATTACCGAGCGGCCGGAGACAACCCTGACCGACGGCGACGCCGGCACCGTCATTGGAGTCACCCGCCAAGGCTCTCGAGCTGGGATATTCAACCGCATCGTCGCGCGGGGACAGGAGCAGGACGATGCTGGGCAACCGCGCTTCCAGGCCATCATCGACCAGACCACCGGCCCCCTGCGCACCTCCGGCCCCTACGGCATCGTCACCAAGTTCTTCAGCTCACCCCTCATCACCTCCAAACAGGCGGCACTCAACTCCGCCACCACGATGCTCGCAACCTCGGTCAGGCAGAAGACCACGGTCCCCGTCACCCACACACCGAACCCGACTCTCACTCTGGACACCCCGGTCGAGCTCATCACCGCCAACATCGACGGTGCAGCCACGATCACCCAGTGGGGAATCGTCACTTCAACCGAGATCCCCCTCGTCTACAGCGGGACGTCACGCTCGGACGTCGAGGTGGTGACCACATCATGAGCCTGCCCATCCTCGACCTCCTCAGCTCCGCCCCGGCCGACGAAGGACCACGCCCAGGATCCGACCGCGCCATGATCGCCGTCGCCCGCGTGCTCGACGTCGCCAACGGCGGCACCACAGTCGCCGTCTCTCTCCTCGGCTCCGCGGGCATCACCCTGCCAGCCACCGCCTCCACCTGGACAGGCGTCGAAACTGCCTACGTCCTCCTCGACCCCGACACCGGACGCCCGATCCACGTCCTCGGCCCAGCCCCAGCCCCCAAGACCGGCCCGATGTCCTTCAGCCCACCCGAGGCCACCACCAACACCGTCACCTGCACCGCCCACCCCACCTGGACCGGCACCCACGCCCCAACCGGGTGGAACCGCTTCGGCGCCGCCATTGTCGGCCACCCTCGTGACCTCAGCCAAGGAGACGCCGGCACCGGCACCCTGACAGGCTTAGCCACCTACGGCCAACAGATCCCCGCCATCGGCACCACCAGCATCACCCGGGCCACCCTCACCGCAACCGGCAACGGCGCCAACCCCAACACCTGGAACGCAGTCTTCCAATGCGCCACCTACACCGACGCCGGCCCCCAACCCACAGGCCCCCAGGCCACCGGAACCATCACCAGCAACCAAACCAGCAGCATCGACATCACCGCGCTCGCGGCCGGCCTGCTCGCGGGCCAGGGAATCGCTCTGGTGGGCGCCGTCTACGGCGGTATCCGCGGGCAAGGCAACTCGATGGTGCTATCCCTGGAGTGCGAGGTTGAGTCATGAGCGGCGGTTGGTCGGTGTGCGGCCTGTGCGGCGTCGTTGTCGCTGACATTCCTGGCCACGTCTATTGGCATGAAACCGGAGCACTTGAACTCGTCACCGAGATCATTGAGAAGCTCCAGCAAACACCAAAATCCGATGCGGGAGAAAACACCCGGACAGAAGAGTCAGAGACAACAGATTCCACGACCACCCCCTCAGAGGGAGAGGAGTAATCGCATATGCCATCGATCGACGTCAGAGGCCATCTGGTGCCAAATGGGAGCGAGCCAGCATCCCGCCAGTCACTTCTGGACTTCTCTCAGTCCGTCCCTTCGGTCAAAGCCTGCGACTCAGAGACAGCAGCTATCCAGCACATCAATGCCCTCAAGGCTGCCGGAGTTAAGATCACTGAGAGCAACCCCGTATTCGTGTGGCGCTCAGACATCAGAGCGCTTCTGGTGTGGGATGGTCTTCGCTGGGCAGGAACCAGCCGGTTTCGCATCGAGACCCAACAGACCGGAGATAGTGGAATCACCTACAGTCAGCCAGGTCCGAACGAAATCATGATCCTGCAAACTGGTCGACTATCCAATGGAACGTACGGACACGCAAACGGAGCCGGATTCTTTTCATTCCAACCGTTCCCACAGCCATTCCCAAAGGCATGCCTGACAATCAACATCACCAAACTATACAACAATAGCGGGAAATTTAAATTCATCTCTAATGCTGTACCCATGGTAGACAGGCTAGACAGGACCGGGTTTCGAGTAATGTTTCCCGGCGAGAAGCAATCCACCGCACACTCACTCATGTGGCAAGCCATCGGCTACTGACAACCAGTCAGTCAACTCTCCCCGCGCCAATCTGGTGGCGGGGTTTTCTGTACCCAGAATCAGGAAGGATTCGCATGTCTGTCGCGTCAGTCGCAGCCCGCATCGCACGTCGTATCTGTGATGTGGAGGATGTTGGTTACTCGCAACCGGACCGTAGGACGTGGTACTCGGTCGCGGACTGGGAGGGTCACGTCAAGAGCCCGCAGAACGCCGACTGCTCCAGCTTGGTGTGCGGGGCCATCAATTATGGTTTGCACGATGATCTTGGTGTCCCTTGGGGGCACAAGGCTCTGCTCGAGATTGATGACTTCTGGACGGGCAATATGAGGGGCGGTCTGGAGGCCAGGGGCTTCCAGGAGGTGCCCTGGGAGGACGCCAACCTTTACCCGGATGGTGGTTTCCAGACCGGCGACGTTGTCCTCTCGGTGGCCAGCGAGGGAGGCCGGGGGCACGTCGTCATCATCACCGACGCCGCCAACGACCTGCTCAGTGAAGCCTGGATCGCCGAGGACGGCAGTATTGACGGCTACCTAGGGGATCAGACCGGGGGTGAGACCAGAACCGTCCCCTACTCCTCGCACCCGTACACCAGGTCGGGGGCTTGGACGAGCTGTCATCGTTTCGACAGCGACCGGTTCCTGGCCCAGTGGCCGGAGTTCGCCAAGAAGACCTCGACGCCCAAGCCCGCGCCGGCCCCCACGCCGGCACCGTCGGTGCCGGCTCATGCTCACGGTATTGACGTCTCCTCTTACCAGGAGGAGGCCAACATCGCGGGCATGTGGGCGGACTTCGTCATCGTGAAGTGCACTGAGGGCGATGGGTACACCAACCCGTGCATGGGCGCGCAGGCCCAGGCGACCTTGAGCAGCGGCAAGATGCTGGGGCTCTATCACTTCGCCCGTCCCGGCGACGTCTCCGACCAGGTGCGGTACTTCCTGGCCGCTGCCAAGCCCTATCTCGGGCGGGCGACCTTGTGGCTGGACTGGGAGGACGACGCCCCGGCCCAGGGACCGGGGTGGGCTCTGGCTTGGCTCGACGCCGTCGCAGATGCTACCGGCACGACGCCGGGCATCTACATGAACGGCTCCACTGTCAACGACTACGACTGGGCTGGCGTCGCCGCGAGGTACCCGCTGTGGTACGCCGACCCGACGAACTACAACACCACCTACATCGGCTACATCGACCCGGCTGTCCCCTCGCTTCGGTTCTGGGGGCAGCCGTTGGTTCACCAGTACTCCCAGAGGGGGCGCCTTGCCGGCTACGGCGGGGCACTGGACTTCAACAGGCTTCGCGACAGGTCCGTCTGGGACCGGATGAGGACGGCGGGCCCCGTGTCTCCGTCGACTCCCGCTGCGCCGGCCAACCCGACGCTGGTCGTGGACGGTGAGTATGGGCCCGCCACGCTTCGCCGCCTCCAGGAGGTCATGGGAGCGACGAGCTACCCGGAGGTGTTCGCGGTAGCGAACCTGCGGCGCTACCTGAACCAGGCAGTGTCAGCGCACTCGCAGCGCATGCTCACGGGGAAGGAGCGCCTGCCTGAGGACCGGGGCTGGGACGCTCAGCTGTTCCGTGTCTTCCAGTACTGGGCGTGGTGCTGGGTCCGGCCGGTGGCCGGCTCCTGGAGCACCTTCGCGCCCGGCTGGAGCTTCGGTGAGTTCATCGACGGCGAGGCGGGCCCCGCGACCTGGGCGGCACTACAGGAGGCCCTCAACCGCTCCAAGACGGGCTCATTCAGGCTCATGTGACAGCCCTCAGGGGCATCCACCCCACAACACCACTCACTCAGTCACCACAGCTACCGCAACCAACACCCCAAGAAAGGATCAAGCATGAAGTCGCTCGCTTCAGACCCGTTCATCACCACCGTCGTCCTGGGCATCCTGTGGCCCCTCATTCAGGCGGCCCTGGACCGCCCCTGGTGGACCCGAGGCCGCCGCGTCGCCCTCGTCATCGTGGCCGCCGTCGTCGTGACGACCGGCGCGTGGGCCATCAGCGCCTACCCCCTGGCGATCGAGACCCTGGCCGCCCAGACCGGCCGCTTCCTCGGGTTTGCGTGGACCTCGTTCCAGGCTCTGTCCCACATCAAGATCCACGGCATCACCGTGATCGAGTGGGCCGGAATCCTTACCCCCGGCGGCGAGACCCGCACCGACTACACCCCCCGCCACGCAACCGGCGCCCAGGGTGGGACGGAGCTCTGATGAACACCGTCATGCCGTCGCACCCCTTCGTGGAGATCTTCTCCTCGCAAGAGGTCGCGGCGGCGGCGGGCGTCTTCATCCTGGCCGTCATCGGCCTGGCCACGATGGGCGTGCGCTGGGCGCGCGCCTGGGTCGAGACTCAGATCGGAGCCCTGCACTCGCAGGTTGCTGAGGTAGGGGACCGAGCCAAGGGAGCCAGAGAGGCTGCCGAGCAGGCAGTGGATGCCACCACCAACAGTCACGGCACCCACATCCGCGACGACCTCGACGAGGTACGAGACGCCGTAGACACGATCCTCAGACGGATGGACGCAGCCGAGCTCGCCCGGATCGAGGAGCGCGACACTCGCGAAAGACGGGACCGCCGTGCCGAGGACCAGATTGACGGGATGCGCGACGATATCCGCAGCCTGACCGCCTCGGCCGAGCGCGCCCACGCCCGCCTCGACGAGCGAGTCACAGCATTGGAGGCAGCCAAATGATTGCCGATGCCATCGCCCGTGCACTCACTCAGTGGACGCCAGAGGATCCTGCCTCCTGTGACCCCGCGTGGGCTGAGACGATGCGCCAGGACCTCGAGCAGGCCCAGAAACTGATCGCAGAAGCCCTCGCCAACCTCAGCCAGCCGGCGTTGACGGGCGACTGACGCAGCAACGCAATGGCGCCCCACCACCCATCAAGGGCGGCGGGGCGCCGTTCTGCGTCCCCAAGCTCTGTACCCATTCTGTACCCAACCCGGGCAGTCGCAGGCACTTTTCGTTGGAAAATCAGTTGTTCGTGGAGATGGG